CAATGGGTCGAGGTTATTACCAACTTGCACGATAAATATGGCTCCTGGGATTCCAGAAAGGGCTATAAAAACTGGGAACTCAAGGAGCTAACATGATAAAAAAAGTTATTGTGAGAGGACCAGCCCTCTCTCAGTCTGGGTATGGAGAGCATACTAGATTCTTGTTAAGATCACTGCGACAATGTCCGGAAAAGTTTGATATTTATATCGTTCCTCTTAACTGGGGCCAGACAGGATGGCTGCATGAGGACTCCGAAGAAAGAATGTGGATGGATGAACTAATAAAGAAGACACATTTATATACAAGTTCTGGTGGACAGTTCGACATGTCTATCCAAGTGTCTATCCCAAACGAATGGGAGAGGCTAGCGCCGTATAATGTAGGGGTCACAGCAGGGATAGAAACTACTAGGGTAGCCCCAGTGTGGCTGGAAAAAGCTAACATGATGGATAAAGTGATAACTATTTCAGAGCATTCAAAGCAAGTCTTTGAAAAGACAGCCTATCAAGGCATCGATAGAGAAACAGGGCAGCAAGCTACATTAACATGTGATGTGCCTATTGATATTGTTCATTATCCTGTGAAAGAGGCCGAACCAGAAGAATTAGGACTAGAATTAGATTATAAATTTAACTATCTAATGGTCTCTCAATGGGGGCCCAGAAAAAACATGGAGAACGCTGTTAAATGGTGGATCGAAGAAAACTATGATGAGAAGGTTGGCTTAGTATTAAAAACATCTTTGAAAAACAATTCTATTATGGATAGAGAGCATGTGTTCAAAAACTTAAAGTCAATTATCGACGCGGTATCTCCATCGGACATGAAGTGTAAAATTTACTTGCTCCATGGGGATCTGTCAGAAGGACAAATGCAATCGTTGTACACTAACCCCAAGATTAAGTGTTTAATCAATTTAAGTCATGGAGAAGGGTTTGGGCTTCCTCTGTTTGACGCTGCCTGTCATGGTCTACCAGTGATAACTCCTGGATGGTCTGGACAGTGCGACTTCCTCTATATAAAACAAAAGAATGGTAAAAACAAGGCTATGTTCGCTGATGTAAACTATGACATCAGACCAGTACAGGATTTTGCCGCTTGGGAAGGGGTAATCCAAAAGGATAGCATGTGGTGCTATCCCCATGAAGGTCACTACAAAATACGCTTACGACAGGTAAGGAAAGGACACAGTAAGTGGCTAAAGAAGGCTAAGACTCTACAAACTTGGGTTTTAGAGAACTTTAATTCGGAGAAACAACATCAATTATTTGCTGACTCGGCTTATGGTGAGGTAACAGACGTTGATTCTTGGTTTCAAGAATTAAATCAAGAAGTAGTAGAACATGAGTAACATACTATTCATAGCTGATTTCTTTGCTGACGAGGTGAATGGCGGAGGAGAACTAAATAATAAAGTTCTTATAGATACACTTTCCTCTATGGGCCACACGATTCGGCGGGTAAATAGTCATAAAGTTAATCATTTAGATATAATGCATAACGATAGTATAATTGTTTCTAACTTTGTAAACCTTTTGGAAGAAAACAAGCGAGAGATACAAAATAAAAATTATATCATTTATGAGCATGACCATAAGTATTTGCGGAATAGAAATCCCGGTGCTTATCGAGGGTATAGGGCACCAAAAGAACATATTATTAATAGAGAATTTTATGAAAACGCAAAAGACGTATTATGCCAGAGTAGTTTTCACACCAAGATTCTTAAGGAGAACTTAGAAATTGATAACGTTGTTAATCTAAGTGGCAATTTATGGTCCGAAGAACACTTTGCTTTGCTAGAAGAAGTGAGCAAAGTAGAGAAGATAGATAAATATGCAATAATGGCATCAAATATTCCACACAAGAACACCGGGAAGGCTGTAGCGTACTGCAAAGCAATTAACGCTGAGCATGTGCTTGTACCTCCTAGTGGTCCCCAGGAGTTCCTTAGGGAGCTTGGGAGGTACAAGACGCTGGTGTTCCTGCCTGAGACGCCTGAGACGCTCTCTAGGGTTGTTGTAGAGGCTCGCATGATGGGTATGAGTACGAAGGTCACTAAAAATATTGGAGCCATACACGAGGAATGGTTTTTGAAAAAAGGACTTGACCTAATAAATCATATGCGTTATAGACAGGGGGAGATAGTAAATATTGTTTTGGAAAGCCTAAATGCATAGCCCAAGAGTCTCAATCATTACATCGATATATAATGCAGATGACCAGATAGAGGGCTTTCTAGAGGACATAGTAAAACAGACATACTTTGATAAATGTGAGCTTGTGATAGTTGATGGAGCATCCCCTGGGAAAGAGCTTGATGTAATAGCCAGATATCAAAAACAGTACAGTAATATTTTTTACCATCGTCTACAAGAAGACCCAGGAATCTACGGCTGCTGGAATTACGCAATAGAAAATAGTTCTGGTGAATATCTAACAAATGCAAATGTGGACGATAGAAGAGCATTTAACCAGATAGAGAAATTTGTGTCCGTTCTAGATGCTGATTCAGGCTTGGATCTGGTGTATGGTCAGACATTTGCTACCCGCAGCCCTAATGAAACCTTTTACGATAACTCCTCTAACTATCAGCTATATCCAACGCACCCCTTCTCCAAGGAGGCGATGGTAAAATGCCTCCCAGGGTGCCAGCCGTTGTGGAGGCGGTCTATGCATCAGAAGGCAGGACTTTTTGATGGTAATTATAAATTTGCAGGCGATTGGGAGATGTGGCTGAGAGCCGTTCGCAACGGCAGCAGATTTATTATGCTTGAAGGCGTCTATGGTCTATATTATCACAATCCTGTCGGGCTTACAACTGATCCGAAAAAACGCAAGCATAAATTTTTAGAAGAGAAGAAAGTATTTTGGGATTACACAGATGTATATGGTCAAAAAGCTGTCGCGCAATATGGAGAGTATTTCAAAAGATGAAAAAAGTAATAAGTTTTAGCTTATGGGGAAATGACCCAATATATTGTGTGGGTGCCGTTCGTAATGCTGAACTGGCTATGGAACATTATCCAGGCTGGATTTGTAGATACCACGTAGGAAAATCAGTGCCTGAAGCTTACATTGAAGATTTATTAAAACAAGACAATGTTGAGATAAATTTGCGTAAAGAGTTGGGAGATTGGACTGGTATGTTTTGGAGATTTGAGGATGCTTCTGATCCGGGAGTATCTGTTATGTTGTCTAGGGACACAGACTCAAGAATAGATCATAGAGAAGCGCAGGCCGTCCAAGAATGGTTAGCCAGCGATAAAGATTTTCATATTATGAGAGACCACCCTTATCACGCAACACAAATACTTGGGGGCATGTGGGGCGTGAAGAACCCACTACTTTCAGGCATGAAGGTTATGATTGAAAATTATGTTAAAGGTAATTTCTGGCAGGTAGATCAAAATTTTTTAAGAGAAGTCATATGGCCTATTGTGTACGATAAGTGCATGGTTCACGATGAATATTTTGAAAAGAAAAGTTTCCCGACACCAAGAGAAAATAAAAGGTTTGTTGGTCAAGCTTTTGATAATAATGATAATTTGCTGAACCCAGAACATGCGGAGTTGTTGTAAGATGGAAATTTATAGAAAACATATGTTAGAAAAATATAATGTTAGCTTGCCGGAAGATGCCACGGTTAATGATTTTATTAAGGCTTACATAGAGGCAAAACAGGCTCGGATTGCCATAGCCTACCCCCAGCAGATGAATTTTATTAATATTATAATAAACAGTATTTGTAATCTGAATTGTTATTCGTGCGACCAGTTTATAGACACTGCCCCAGCCAAGAAAAGCGACTCGATGACTCTTCGACAGATAGAAGATTTTGTTAAGGAAAGCCAAGACTTAAACTGGCAATGGCATGAAATAAGAATCACTGGTGGCGAGCCTACATTACATCATGATTTTTTTAAAATTTTAGATACTATCAATAAGGGGCTCAAACAAAAATACTTACCTGATCTAACTTTAAAAATAATATCAAATGGCACGGGCAAGAAGGTCCGTAAAATTCTTGATATAGAAAATGCAAATTTAATGAAGTTTAACAGAGTCACAGATGGATTTGATTTAAGTCATATTGGCCACCCCGATTGGCTAATTGTTTGTTCTAAGCCACTTAAGGACACAATGGAGAAAACATACATTGAAGAATCCATTAATTTTAAAACGGGTGAAAAAAAGTTAGCGGAATTCATACCTGACTTTGGTAATGTATGGCAAGCGCCAATTGACCGACTTGACGAAATAGAAAAGATGCACAAGGGCTCGGAGGAGGATATTGCTAACCCCCCGCTTGATGGGTATTACCCACCTAATCTGACCACCGCCCAGGCTCAGTTCGTTAAAGAAAATAATATAATCCTAGACTGCCAGATGCACGCATCATGTGGTTGGGAACTTTCTCGTGCTGGCTTTAGGCCATGCAGTGGTGGTGGAGGTAGAGTTCTGGCTAACCAAGAGGACTATTTTGATAGCCTGTCAGATATTACGATAGATGAGTGTAATAAAAAGTTAGCTAGAATGTGCCTAACGTGTGGGCAGAACTTTTCATACTCAGTACCTTGTTCAAAAAGAAAAGATAGAACAGAATTTTGGCAACTTGCATTAACTAATTACGCGCTGAACAAACCTAAGTTAAAGGCATACGATCCATTTAACAGGAACGAAGATGAAGATAGATAGAATAATATTTTGTCTTAATAACAATAAATTGTACACTGATTTTTGGAACCCATTCTCAGAGGTTTGGAAAAGAAAATTTGACATGGTTCCTACACTGATGTTTGTAGGAACGCAGGAAGAATTAAACAGTAGCAATTTGTCGACTAAATGGGGTGAGATTTACCGCCTAGACCCAATTAAAAGTGTTATTGTTGACCCTAATATGGATTGGTCTACAACATGGGCGTTCTTCTATGGACCGACAATGTTTGGAGATGATGTGTGCTTAACAATGGGTATCGACCAGCTATCTTTAACATCTAGAATATTTAACTTTTTACAAGAGTCCGAAGCCCTGACAGACGATAAGTATATTATCGCTATGGCAGATGCATATAAGAATTTTTTGCCTGATGTATACCCTTCTGGGTGGCACATAGCGAGGGGCAGCACTTATAAAAAAATATTGGGTATAGATGATAATTGGGAAGCAGAAGTAAAAAAAGTCTTCACCTACAGAAACGATTACCCCACTCTACCATCAAATTACTGGGCTTTAGACGAATTACATTCTTCAAAAATTATCAATAATTATAATCTTGAAAATAAAGATTCGGAAGTGGTTCGATTAAGATTATTTCATGATGTTTTGGTGCCAAGAAGGTTAGACAGGGGCGGACGTTTAGGTTATGACATAGATATATTAAAAACAGGCGGCTACTCGGAAATACATAGTCCCAGGCCGTTTAAAGATAACGAGCAGTACATTACCGGCCTTATGCAGGCACTGTTGGAGGATATAGATGAGAAGCGATAAGGTAAGTAAAATTTTAAATAGGAAACAATTTCCTATTCTTATAGAGCCACATGGCATTACATTCTCCAAGAAGGAAAGGATACTACTAACAGGCGCAGATGGAAGTATAGGTAGAGCGCTAACGGCCAGGATTAATTTACAGAGTTCCTATATAGATGGGTTGCTTACAACAGATATCGTGGGTGATCATGAGTATTTAGACGTAACAGATTTTCAAAATGTCTTTTCTGTGGTAAATAAATTTAAACCAACAATCATAGTGAATATAGCAGGTGCTAAGCATGCCCCTCTAGGCGAGAGGGAAATATGGAAAACTCTATCCATTAATACAGTTGGCACGAAGAACATAGTAGACGCAGCCCCGTCAAATTGTAAAGTTGTTTTAGCATCGACGTGCAAAGCCAACAATCCTGAAATTGTTTACGGTGCTTCAAAGTTAATAGCTGAGAAGATAGCCCTGAACGCAGGAGGCAGTGTAGCAAGGTATTTTAACGTCGTAGAAACATCCGGAAATGTGTTTGAGATATGGGATCACCTGCCCAGTGACCAAAGCATTAAAGTTGTTGCTGAGTGTGAGAGGCATTTTATTTCATTAGAAGAGTCTGTAGGCCTGATTATGCACACAATGACATCTAGTCCTGGTAGATATATTGTTAACTCTATTGAAAGAAGGAACATGCTAGATATAGCAAACTCTCTATATTCCCAGAGGGATATTATTAGAATTCCCCCAAGGAAAGGCGACAGGATTTGTGAATTATTCAAATCTACGTCTGAATCAATAGAGTCTTATCATTTGGATTCTTCTGTAATAAAGTTAATAAGCATACATGATTAAAAATAAATTAAATATAGGTATATTTGCATACAACTTTAAACACTGGAAAACTCAAGTTGGGATACAAAATCTTATCTTATCCGGGCTGAAACCAAAAGTTGTACTCGCAGCAGATCCCATGAAATTAAATATCCACAGATCAAATGTGCGAACAAATCCTAGAGGTTTATTTTTGTTCCACCCGAAGGAGGTGGCTGCTGCACATAATATAGACTATCATGTCGTAAAGCATAATTCTTTAGAGACATCGAAGTTAGTGACAGATTATCAACTAGATTTAGGAGTTATCTTAGGCGCTAGAATACTAAAGCCTGTAGCTTTTAAAAATTTTACAAAGGGCGTGTTAAATATGCATCCCGGATTGTTACCTAGTAATAGGGGTTTGGACACAATAAAATGGGCGATCCTAAGGGGAACGCCACAAGGTGTTACCACGCATATTATAGATGCCAATATTGATCGTGGACTTCTTGTTGACAAGCAAAAAATAGAAATTTATAAAGATGATAGCTTAGTTGACATTCAAATTAGAATTCATAATTTGGAGCAAAAGATGATGCTAGAATCTATTGAAGAAATATCAAAAAATGGTATTTCTAAATTTTGTAAATTAGGGGAAGGTAGATATAATCCTCCCCTCACAAGCCAGATAGAGGCAGCCCTTTCACATAAATTTCAAGATTATAAAAGGAAGTACTGTTCATGAATACGATACAACTTAATAAATTTGTTGATTTGCATGACGGCGAAAAAATAATTTTTTGTAAATTTGACTTCCTAAGCCAGGCCTCGCTTGAGATTAGTAGATTAAACCATAACGTTATTTTAATACTTGCTGGTAGTGATATGTGCTTATATAATCACCATATGGATATGATACCTAAAAATGTTAAAAAAGTTTTTTCATGGAATTGTTGTGTTGATTTGAGCAAGTGGGGACCTCTTGTTCAGCCAATACCAAGAGGGGTAGAAGTCTCAGAAGCTGTAAACAAAGGGTCTTTCTCATGGTGTGGCTATGAATTAGAAGGGGAAGAGAAAAGAAGGGTGCTTTCTAGCCCGCCATCAAGGGACCCAACAAAATTTATTTATGCTAATTTTAGAGTTAACACAAACCCATCCCATCGAACGGGTATAAAAGAAATTGCACAGACAACTGATTTTATTACGTGGCAGGAGCCAAGTGGCCGCACAGATCGAGAAAGATACCTCAGCGAGATACCATACATGAATTTTGTGGATGCCATACTAGACCATGAGGCAGTGCTATGTGCCCAAGGTAATGATAATGGTGATAATTTACGTGTATATGAAACTCTATATTTAAAACGCATTCCGCTTACATTTAACCCAGCAATGTATAGAAGTATACACCACATGTTTCCTGTTGTGTTAATAGAAAACAATAGTAACTTAAAAGACTTAAACTTTTTAAAAAAGGAAATAGAACAAGCAAAATGTAGACAAAATGATACATTAAGGTATCTTAGCTTTGACTATTGGAAAGATATGATCCTTGAGGAGGCTAGTAAAATATGAATGTGTTAATAATTCAAGAGAATGGCAGGCATGATGAAAATAGAGATTTTCGTGAGTGCTATAGCCTAAAAAGGTCTTTTGAAAAACTAAATCACACGGCCACAGTCTGGGGTCTAGGGCATTCTAATTATGATATATTACCTACATTTAGTGACTATGATTTAATAATTAACTTGGAGAATTATGCTCATGTCTCTGGTAATTGGTTGCCCGATCTCTCGAATACAAAAGCAATAAAACTTTTGTGGTCTATAGACGCACACTGTTTGGGGCTTGATATGTTTGAAAACGAGTTTGTTAGGGGGCGTTATGACTATCTTCTGCACTCTACCAGGGATTTTGTTTCCAAGAAGCATCATATATGGTTCCCCAATAGCTACGATGCAGATATTATTAAACCATTAGATATCCCTAAGGAACACGTTTTGGGATTTTGCGGAAACTATGTTAATAGAAAACCATTGTTAGACTGGATGAGTGGAACTTACGGCTTACATTTAGATATATTTGTTATTGGTGATAAGATGGTAAGAGCGATTAATTCTTATAAATGCCATTTTAATATGAATATGTCGTGGAAAAATAATTCAGCGATCAATTATCGAAACTTTGAGACCATAGGATGTGGCACAGCCTTATTAACTAGTGATAGTTCAGAATACCATGAATTAGGTTTTATAGACGGGGTAAATTGTTTTATCTACAGTGATATTGATGAATTAAAAGAAAGGGTAAAGCACATCCAAAACAATGATATTAGCGAGATTGCAAAAGCAGGGTTACAACTAGCCGAGAAACATACGTATGACCAGCGGGTCACTAAATTATTAGAGGATATAAAATTATGAAAATTGTTGCTGTTCTTGGCAAAGGAGACTTGGCCATAAAAGTATGTGAGTGGTTTTTGGAGTCGCCAAATTACAAGTTAGTCTGTGTAGTCCCGGTCACCCCAGAACCTAGCTGGACTAAATCTTTATCTGACTGGGCCAGACACAATGCCGTAGATATTGTTAGCTCTGGTCATTACAAGGACCTGCCGTTTAAACCAGATCTTGTTGTGTCTGTTTTTTACGACAAAATTATTAGAGATAGGTTTATAAGATCCTGCAATAAAATTATTAATATTCATAACTCGCCATTACCGAAATACAGGGGGGTTTCTCCAATAAATTGGGCTTTAAAAAATAATGAATTAGAGCATGGGATTACAATACACGAAATAACGCCTGGAATTGATGATGGGCCAATTATAGCTCAAATGAAATATACTATTTATCCTGAATTTGATGAGGTGGCAGATGTATACAAGAGAGCCCTAGAATATGGCTACATTTTATTTAAAAATACGATTCCTTTAATTGACGCTATCCAACCAAGAAAACAAGATGAAGAAGTTTCTTCATATTACAATTCTAGCCAGAATGCTTCTCTAGGGGATCGAAGATACTTTACAAAACACGAAAAGACAGCGAGGACTTCATGAAGATAGGTTTAGTTGGATACGGTTATTGGGGTAGAATATTACTAAAAAATATAGAATCTCTTGTGGGGGATAGATGTGATATTACAATATGTGAAAAGCTGCCCACAAACCAAAAGCGTTACAAAGTTGTTAAAGACTATAAGCAATTAGAGTGCGACATGGTATTCATAGCAGTTCCATCACGACAACACTATGAGATTTGTAAATATTTTTTGCAAAAAGGGGTTGATGTATTTTGCGAAAAACCTCTCACTTTAGCTACGAAAAGTTCTAGTAATTTGTACGAGATAGCAACAGAGAACGATGCTAGACTGTTTGTAGATTGGGTATTTATTTATAACCCATGTACCCAGACTATAAAAGAAGTTATTAAAAATTATGGAAAGCCAAAAAATATTATTTTTAATAGACTAAACTACGGACCTGCCAGAGAGGACACAACGGCACGATGGGACCTGTGCAGTCATGATGTTTCCATAGCGTTGTATCTGCTTGGTGAAAGGCCGACAGATGTTCGTTGGTTAGATTTTAGTAGAAACAAAAAGTCTAAACAATTCGATAGCTCTACGGGAGTGTTAACATTTTCGGACACAACGGTACAAATAAATTCTAGCTGGGAATATGGCAAAAAATACCGCCTCTGTAGCATGGAGATAGGTGATAAATTTTTATATTGGGATGACATAGAAAAAAGTGTTATTTTTGGGGTTGACAATTGTGAAGTATCAAGTTATTCTCCTTTGGAGAAGAGTATCGGTGTATTTTTAAATGATAACTATGATCATGATAAACAAAAAGAACTGACTCTACAAACAATAAGGATTTTAGAAAATGAAGGTTCCGTTTAATAATCTAAACGCTCAATGGCAAATAATTAAAAAAAATTGTTTATTAGGTTTTGAGTCGTTATTTGAAAAATCAAACTTTATACTTGGTGAAGAGGTACGAGAGTTTGAGGAGCAATTCGCAAAGTATGTAGGCTGTAGGTATGCTGTTGGAGTTTCCAACGGCACTGATGCATTAAAGTTGTCGGCACAGTCGCTGTCCCTTGCGGGCAAGACTTGCTTTATAATACCAGCGTATACGTATGTAGCTACCTTGATGGGTATAGAACAGGCCTACCCAAACTGTAAATACATTCTTATAGACTGTGATGAATACTATCAAGTTGACCCACACAAAATTAGAGAGACAGTAGCAGCCAATCGTCACTTGTATGACAATATGGTGCTAGTACCAGTTCACCTATATGGTTATTCGTGCAACATGGATAATTTAATGAACTTAGCAAAAGAGTATGACTGCCAAGTCATAGAAGACGCCTCACAGGCGCACGGCGCTAAGTGGAAAGACCAGATGGTTGGTAGTTTTGGGGATGTGGCAGCTTTCTCTCTTTATCCCGGTAAAAACTTGGGGGCTGCTGGTGACGCTGGGATCGTCACTACTAATAGTGAACAAATATATCAAAAACTCCTTAGATTAAGGAACATAGGTTCGCTAAAGAAGAACGAGCATGAGATACGAGGCGGCAACCACCGTTTAGATACTATCCAAGCAATAATATTAAAAGAAAAGTTAAAGCATATTGACCGCTGGAACCAAATGAGGCGGGATGTTGTTTCGAAGTATGAAAAAAAGATAGTAAACAACTCTATAATTTTGCCCAAAACACCACCTAATTGCACACCAGTACACCATGTATATCCTGTAAGGGTCGAAGATAGAATAAAGTTATCTGAACATTTAACAAACAATGGAGTGCAATGGGGCATGCATTATCCCACATGTATAGAAGAGATGCCAATGTATACACATTTATCTATCCCAAATAAACAATCCTTATATTACGGAAAACATTCTGTTAGTTTGCCAATTCATCCCTTCATGGCGCTAGAGGAGATAGAATACTTGTGCGATGTCTTGAATAACTATGAAGAGTAATGGATTACTTATAACCGGCGGCTCAGGCATGGTAGGCTCAGCATTCCTACGTGCATATCCAGATGCCATTTATCCAACTCGCCAAGAACTACACTCTATGCTAAAAAGTATTTTTCATAAACAAGAATTTGGAGGGAAAAATATAATTCATCTTGCGGCAAAGGTTGGTGGAGTCAAGGCAAATATAGAACAAGTAGCAGAGTTTTATAATCAAAACTCTGCGTTAAATGAAAAGGTATTATCCGCATCCTACCTTGGGGGAGCAAATAAAGTAGTTTCTCTTCTTTCTACCTGTGTTTATCCTGATGCCCCTTATATAGCCTACCCCCTTACCGAGGACCAACTGCATCTCGGGCCACCACACCCGTCTAATTTTGGTTATGCATACGCAAAAAGAATGGTAGACGTTATGTCTCGCGCATACCGCCAGCAATATGGATGCAACTTTATCACGGCTATTCCAAACAACCTTTATGGTGAAAATGATAATTTTGATTTAGAAAATGGTCACGTCATACCAGCGATTATAAGAAAGGTATGGGAAGCGAAAACAAATGATAAGCCATTTATAGAATGTTGGGGGGATGGCTCGCCATTAAGAGAGTTTACATATTCTGAGGACATCGTTAAAATACTAATGTTTTTATTAGAAAACTATGATGAGCCAGAACCAATTAATATTGGAAACACCGAAGAATATTCTATTAAAGAAATAGTAGAAATGATTTGTTCTATTTTTGAGTATAAAGGTAAGGTAAAGTGGGATACGCGAATGCCATCTGGCCAGCACAGGAAGCCTAGCTCTAATCGAAAGCTATTAGAATTGGGCTGGGATAAAAAATGGTATACTTCTTTAGAAAAAGGCTTGACAAAAACATGTTTATGGGTTAAGGATAATTATCCTTCAATAAAGGGTGTTACATGAAAACAGCGCTAGTGACAGGTGTAACTGGCCAAGACGGCTCTTACTTATCTGAATTACTACTGGGCAAGGGTTATAAAGTAATTGGCCTTAAAAGAAGGACTTCTACTATTTGCACAGAGCGTTTAGACCATATCTTTGAACATCCCAGTTTTATCATGAGATATTTTGAACTTAATGATTCAGGGTGTATGTGGAGATTATTATCTGAATATAAGCCAGATGAAATATATAACCTCGCCGCGCAGTCTCACGTTAGAGTATCTTTCGAAGTACCGGAGAGCACAACAGATACTATAGTTATGGGAACACTGAGGATGCTAGAGGCAATGAGGCATGTTGTGCCTAACGCACGATTTTACCAAGCGTCCTCATCAGAAATGTATGGTGACAATCCCGAGTGCCCCCAAAATGAGGGAACAGCACTCCAGCCAGCTTCCCCGTATGCCTGTGCCAAAGTTTACGCACATCACCTTGTAAGGAACTACAGAGAGTCTTACGGCTTACACGCATCGTCTGGCATCCTTTTTAATCACGAGTCCCCTCGCAGGGGCGAGACATTTGTTACTCGCAAGATTACGATGGCTGCGGCAAAGATTAAGCTTGGCTTGCAAGATAAACTTTACTTAGGCAATTTGGACGCAAAGCGTGACTGGGGGTTTGCAGGCGATTATGTAGAAGCTATGTGGCGGATGCTGCAACAAAAAGAGCCAGATGATTATGTCATAGCAACTGGTGAAACGCATACTGTAAGGGAATTCTTGATTGAAGTGTTTAGCTACGCGGGTTTGGACATCGATCGACACGTAAAAATAGACCCAAGGCTTTTTAGGCCGCACGAAGTTCCGCTTTTGTTAGGAGATTACAATAAAGCAAATAGACAGTTGGGGTGGAAACCTAAAGTTAGATTTAGAGAGCTTGCCAGGATGATGTACGAGGAAGATTATAATTCAATAAAGGAGAAAAACAATGAGTGAAGAAAACAATATGCACCTTAGCGACCAGGCTATGGGTGCCTTGATGATGGCCTTGCAGAGGTCTCTGTTAGAACAGTCGGATATCATTCCAGTCCTCAAGGGCTTTGAATTTAAACTTAGTGATAACGGTTTAATGGTCATGAATCCCCCGACTGTTAAATTTAATACGGAAGAAGAGGATGCCGAAGTATAATTATAGATGTCTTGATTGTGACAGAGAGTTCGAATTATATCATTCTATGTTCGAAAACATAGAGAAATGTATTTTGTGTGAAGCTGGAGAAGTTAAAAAGATACCTTCTCTATCTTTTTCTGTTTCCACTGTAAATAAATCTGGAAACTTAGTAAAAGAGTTTATACAAGACGCTAAGCAAGATGTAGAAATAGAGAAACAGAAGCTGAAAGAGGAGTATAAATGATTGAATTGATAGTAGTATTGGTTTTGTCTGTGCTGTTAAACATTTTTCTAATCTGGTACACTTACAAAACCTTATCTAATCTTTTGTATTTATCAGAGAATCTCGGTTCCCTATACGATATTGTGTCAGATTTTGGGGAACATTTAAAAACAGTATATGAATTAGAAAGATTTTACGGAGACCCAACCTTAACACATCTTTTAGAACACTCAAATGCTATTAGGGAAGAGCTGGGCAGGTATGAGGATATCTTCTTGCTCTCGGAACCATTCGAAGACGAGACAACCGAGGAAGAAGAGGAGGCCCTTATTGATGACGAAGAGGAAGAGGCGTAAGCGTACAAAAAGGTTATATTTTACCAAGGAACACGAAGATGCTATTGTAGAATACAATAATACTTCCGATTCAAGGAAGAGAACACAATTATATACGACTTTTATACAACCAGCCTTTAATGAAATGGTTGATAAGATAGTCTTTACATATAAATTTACAAGTTTACCAAATATAGAAAATCTTAGGGATGAATGTAAAATATATTTAACAACTATTTTAGATAAATATGATCGTGATAGGGGCTCTAAAGCCTTTTCGTATTTTAGCGTTATAACAAAAAACTGGTTTATTCACAAGGTAAAGAAAACAAATTTACAAAATAAAAGGGAAGTTAACATAGAAGATTTAAGTATTGAGCACCGACTAAAGTATATGTCAACAGAAATTGATTATGAGGATAAGAGGCAGGAACGTGAGTTTTGGCAGCACCTATGGAAAGAATTAGAATCTTGGGAGAAAATGAAATTAAAGACAAACGAAGAGAAAGTCCTTCAGGCCATTAAAATTCTTCTTAGCGATGTAGACAATTCAGATTTAATTTTTAACAAGAAGGCTATTTATTTATATATTAGAGAGATTACTGGTCTAAATACTAAACAAGTTGTTAATAACTTAAATAAGTTAAGATCTAAGTATAGAGCCTTTAAATATCGTTGGGATGAGGGTCAATTTTGAAAAAACTAGATGATTACCTAGAGCAGGCAATAGACAATATTGAAAACGATAGAAAAATTACAAGAGAACTGCTTGATGATGTCGTCCGCTATATGAGCAAGGACGAGACTCGTCATAGGGAAGTGGGTCTGACTGCGTCCAAGTACGTTGAAACGCTCCAGAGGTCCAATGAGCAGCTTGTAAAGGTCGCTGCGCTTATACACAAGAAGCAAGGGAAGACAACAGAGCTGACAGACGAAGATAAAGAAGAAATATTTAATCTCATTAAGGACGATGGATAATGTCTACACTAGATAAAATTTTAGAATTTATGAATCCTGGTGTTCTTAACAGCACCTCTTTAGAGAGGTTTGGTTTAAAAAAAGATCAATATAATCATCGAACGTTGGCACAGGTTCGAGCAGCAATTGGGGAAGTGTACTCCAAGGCGCTAGAGAGCGGTGGAGAGAATAAGGAATACAATGCTGTTTGCTTGGCCGTTACGCAAGATAAGATTGCTGATGTTCCTGGGATTAGTGTGGTTCCCGGTAAGGTAGAAAAAGGATCTGGATATCTTTTAAGAGTTGTGGCTAGGATACCGGAGCTACACAGTGCTATTCCAAAACCTTTGTTAAAAGGGGTAGACAAATTAAGTTGCTCTAACGCTAAAAACGCAGCAATTTTACTTCATCCTATTTTTTATGGAATTATTGTGGAGGGGGAATTCCCAAAGCCTGGGAATAAAATTAAAGTGAAGTTCCCTAACCCTAATGATAGGTCATACGGACATTTTATTAAAGTTTTAGATCCTACGTCGGAAGTAACCACTCCAGACGATCAAGGCGCGGCGAGTATAGCGACCGACGGAGTGGAGGAACCGAATGGGTAAATTTGAATCAGGAAGAGATTTTACAGGGTTTATGCCGACTTTTAGTAATTTATACAAGAAGGCGATGAAGGCGGATGATGCTTTCTACTTTAGAAAGCATGATGCTGAAGGCGACGACATGATTTTGCCTGGGAGCAATTGCACTAAATTATTTGAACCATTGCCAACATACGATAAAAAAGAATGTGAAATTGTTATTCCCGGCTCTAATGGAAGTCCAAATAACGCCAGTATTGTATTCGGCAGAGACCGGCATACTAGAGAAGCATGGGATGGTTATGGTGGAAAGGGTTGTACATCTTCTGGGATGATAGACATAGTTGTTGGCCGTGGCGGACCGGCGATGGGTGGTAGCGTCCTTGACACCGAATCAAGACATCAAAAGATCATAGGCCCCAATTTCTTCGCGGATGCGGCAAGAATATATCTTTCTCAAAGAGCGGACATAGACAAATATTTTGCATTACCATGCGACGATAATGGATCGGATTTGTTGGGAGGCGGGGTAAGGTCTTCTCAAAACCGCTCTGCAATAGGGATTAAGGCGGATGCTGTTCGGATAATTGGTAGAGAAGGAGTTAGAATATTTTCTAATCCTCGCACAAAAAGTAATAATCCAAAAGAATACAATTCGAGAGGAGGCGAAATACAAAGCGATGGGGCCGACAGAGGTATCCACCTAATAGCTAATGGAGAAGTTGGCTCTTTTGACTCTTGGAACCCAGAGATACCATCAACGGAACCCTTTATCAAACGCAATAAAGTGCAGCCTCTGGTTAAGGGCGACAATCTAAGATATGCTATGAACGAATTGCTGAACATGCTTATTACCCAAGCAGATGCAATACAAACTTTTATAAATGCCCAGATGAGGTACAACGCATCGCTCGCTTTCCACACCCACGAGGTCGTTGGGGCCCTCCCGGCCATGACGACACCCTCTATTCCGGGTGTGACAGAATGGGCTTCTAACACAGCCTTTCAGCAGGTTGCCAACGCGGCGCTGGCCATGGAAACTTTTAAGAAAAACATTGTTGTAGATTATAGAACGCAGTTTTTTAGTGATGGGTCACCTTTCTGTTTCCTGTCTAGATATAATAGAACTAATTAAGGAGGCATAGATATATGGCAGATCCACCAGAATATTTTAATTCTCTGAAGTGGTCAGAAGAAATATCAGATAGAGTCTTTTACGACCCTATAAACCACTCTTATGCTACGTGGGGGCTTTCTTACTGTCCTGGCACCACCGATGCGGGCCCGTGGGATGGGGTTGTTGGATTTGGGGGTCAAGTTGAGCGCGATGCCCTCGACGGCATCACGGAGCGAGGTACACTTGACTGGTGGGCTGACGGGTGCTCCCCTGAACGCGATTGCCCCGAGGAAGGGGGGTACACATGCGCTGAGGTATATGCTTTTGCTGGTATGCGCGTGAATTTAGAAGACCGGTTCATAGATGAAAGCGAACGGGCCGAGGACATCGAATGGGCCGAGTTACATCACGATTTAGAGATTAGGAACTGCTGTGTCCCAATACGTGGATGGCATCAACCTGGCGAAACGCGCGGTTGCATGGATCCCGGTGCTTTAAACTATGATTCCTCGGCCACCTATGATGACGGGAGCTGTAAATATCTTAATGAGATGGAGGAGGATGTCGTGGACGGGGATGTACCCTACACCGACATAGAGTATACTCAGGTTAACTCAAAAAAATGTGAACTACCGGAAATTGAACCCATAGAAATAGAAACCTCCCAGACATGTTTCCCGAATCCCGTCGCGCAAATACCAAGTTGGTATTCACAACAGGAGTCAGTGCCCTTTTTAAATCAGAAAATCTGTGAATACTGGATTACAATGTTTGCAGATGAGAATGATTGTAGCCAAGAATATTTAAACACTTTTGTCCGGCCAGCAGTTGAAAAAATGCTGGAATATTATAATAAAGAAGGTATGACTGAATTCACAAATTACATTGATACAACGGAGGACTTATCCTCAATTGACGTTTTGATGGATGGAAGTGACGCCCTATACCGAGAAGGAATTAAATTCACGGGAACAGCAGAAGTAAAAACATCTTTTATTTCTCCTCGACCTTTAGAAAAGATGAGAGTTCTTGTCTCCGTCGATGCTGAGGAGCTAAACAGAATACCAGAAAAGCGAGAGAACTTTTCGCTTGAGCCGGCCTCTGCTATGAGATCAGATCCAAGTTACGTTGTCTTTTATACGAAAGATATACTTAGAATCTTTGATGTTGTAGAAAAATCTTTTAGATATTTTGATTCGCAATATGCTGACTGGGCGTTGCAATCTGGTAAGATTATCAAAGGTTTAGACTTTGTTTCGGATTCCGCTAGGCTAAAAGACTTCTATAGAGAACTGTCAAGCCTACTAGCAGAATCAGGCTATAGCTATTTAACCGTAGATACCATTGAGATAGGCTTCACAGAGGAATACACGATAGAATATATTAGAATTAAGGAGATGTTTAGACCTCCAGTCGCACTAGAGAGTGGGTTTAGCACTTTCCTATATCGGCCACCTATGACAAACCCCACAATAATGGCTTATGTGTCTAGGCTGCCTGATATAAAAGACGACTTGTTGGCCAGAGAGACGATTGGGTGGTATGAACTCTTACAAAAATATCGTCACCCAGAAATAGAAGAAATGTATTTTAACGATGTTAGCTCACCAACAGTAGAAGGCAATGAGGGTATTAAGAAATTAGAAGAAGCTGCCTGTCCGCAGGGAGCTGGGGTATTTACTCCAAAGAAAAATGCTGGTGAGTGGCTTCTAAACGAGGTTGGATCTATAAAAGACGCGCTTATGGCGCAGCTAAGAGAAAGTCCGTGTGCATTAGTAGACGCTAAGATTCTAGAAGAAAAGAATCGGGCGACTCTAGCCATGGAAGTGATCGACATGACCGTGAAAGAATATTTGTCTAGTGACAGAATTATTAATGATTTACCTGTTATGCTGGTCGAAGAGATGTTTGACAATAAAGATCAGTATGATGGATTGTCAAATCTCTATAAGGGACTTCTGAATAACCTTGGGTACTGCGGAATTATAGATTTAATCATGTCGGCGGTAGACTGCCTTCTGAACGCCTTAGGCTACGATGATGCGATTAGCATTATTATCGGAGCGGCAGTTCGAGGGATGGACAATGCAAACTTTGGAAAGTTTTTGGCGTCTATGCCCCCGGATATGCTTGAAGCAATTACAGCGTCAGTTAGAGAGTTGGCACCACAATTGTTGCCGCTTCTGCAAGGAATCGTAATAATAGAAATTGTAGATGATAAGGGAGTGGCGATAAAGCCTGTCTACGACGAAACAAATGCTTATAGTTATACTAGCGAGGGAGTATACACAAGAGCCGATGCAACAAAAGAAGAATCAAATTCTCCTTTTATAGGCCAAGCAAGAAATCCAGATTACCCCCCCGCTACCGCTCAAGATTGGAGCACTTTAAACGAGATAGTTTACGACTTAATTATTAACGATCTACTCAATCTGGATCAATTATTAGATTTGATTAATAAGTTTCCTGGTGCGTCTATAGCAATTGCTGCAATCCAAAAGTTAGATAAGTTCTGTGTTGTAGGTCCCAAATTCTATCCTCCGTTGAGCGATATAATTAAGCTTCCTGGAATAAATATAGAGTTATGTAAACTTGGTGATGGGATGGTACATCCAATCCCAGGAAGGTTCCAAGTTCCAAAAATTACAATGGCTGCTTTGTCTAGCGCTATACTCAAGAATGCTTTGAAAGTTATGAGAGCCCTCCTTAAGTTGTTGCTAATCCTGGTAATTAGAAGAATTCTAGAAATAATCTTTGAAGAACTCTGTAAACAAAGAGTCGGGGCTGATCCGCTTGGCCTGCGCGAAGCTCTTTTGAGTGGCTGTGGAAATCAGTTAACTCCCGAAGAAATAGATATGGCGGTGGCGGATATAGCTAACGCCATGGGAGTGACAGATGATCCTTCTATCGCGGGAAGACTTATAGACAACCTTTCCTCTATGCTGACTGAGTGTGAGATGGTAGACTTGATAAACGGTACTGCCTCTGAGAATGTTTACAGGATTGTTATCGAAACAATAAAAGCAGATCCCATAACGGCTCCACTTGCTTCATCGCTAGGTGATAAGCAGTCCATAACGAAGCTGTTCAGAGCAATTGGGACGTTCATTGACTTAGACGCTCTGTGTATAACAGATCCATTGGACCTGCCTATAAGCCAAGAGGTTTGTGATAATCTTGGCCTCCTGGGAGTGTTCAGGGACGCCAGAGCAGAAGCTTTAAGGAACAAGGGCGTCCCTGAAGAATGTATTACCGACCAACTTTGCCAGCTAAGGGACAAAACAAAAGCTGAATTGGCCGATATGATGAATATGCTCCAGAACGGAATCCTTGAGGACTTAGTCCCAGACATCGTTAAAGACCCTAAGAACCCCGATAAAGAGTCTTTACTCCCAACCCTTTCGGTTGCGGCAGAGTTTGCGATGGGATCGATGTTTGATTCTATGTTCTCTGGGCTGTCAGCAGAATTTACAAGAGACATGATTGGTAGACGCGGATTCTTAAATATGTGTTTGGCAGACTCTAGAGGTAGAGGATATGCGCAGCATATGTCAATGCAGAAACTGTTTGGTCCTGCTACGTTCAATATTTATGGGTCAAGAGGAACAAGGACTTACCCTCCGAAAGATGAATGGGGCGATTCTGGGGTTGAAAATAAAGCAGATCACAATAGTTGGGTGAAAGGCCCGATACCATTTACAGATGAGGCTGTAAAATTTATTTGGCTTCCATATCTCTTTAACCCATTAAGTTCAAGAGACCCAGACGAGACCGAGGTTGAAGACGAGTGGGTAGACGAAGGGGTCGAGGCCGTCGGAGCAAGGAAAGGCCGTCCCCCTGCGATTGGAGGTCTGCCAGATAAGGTTGCCGGTTACCTAGAAGATGAATTAAAGAAGTTTTCCGTCACATTTGACAAAAGCGCAGATTATAGTATTGTAGTAAATTGGGATGACTATGACGATGATGGATATGATTTTAAATTTCTCTATGATTACTACGCGCCTCCCCCGGAAGGAATCGAGCCTTATGATTATGATGGATATAGATTAAGGATAGACGCAACTCTGTCTAAAGAAGACGCTGGTCCGCTCCGTGCGGGGTTTGACGAAACGTTAGTCCAATTTAAAACATCAGATCCATTGCCGCCCGAAGTATCGATTTATATAAGAGATAAGATTATTCCAAGCGGACGAGATTGGTCTCCGGACAAAACTTGGGCTAGACTTGTTGAGAATGCATACCAAAATGCTCTTGAGGAAGATGAATCCCCATCTCCAACCATATTTAATACCCTGAAGGGAAGTGATTATAAACATATTACCGAGAGGTTTATTAATGAAATAGCCAAAGAGATTTCAGAGACAGATATTTTTGATTATGGCTATGACAGTGAATCGTTACCAGAAGTGATATATTTCCATGATGACCGTGGCGGTGAGTTTAACAATGATTTGCCCGGAGCAATTGAAAAATATGGAGGTTCGGAAGGGAACCCACCATTTTATATAAAAGAACCACCAGCCACTGGGTTTACCAAAGTAGCCAGGTCCATAGTCCCAGAATTTCAGCCGTGCGAAGAAGACATCGAAACAATTCAATTTCCTAATTTTACAGAGTTAAAAGATGTAGCCAATGCGTTGACAGGAAAGATGCGAGATGATCCAAGATTGGCTAGGGCTGGTGGCGACGTTACGAGCATTATAGAGGCCCCATTCAACAGAGCCTTGCCAGCAGCGTCGGTTGCCTTAAACGAAGCACTCATTTTCGCGGTTATACGGGTTTATTTAGTTGATATTCTACTTAAATCAATACCAGTCATGAATTTTATGGCTCCAAAATATCCTGATAACTATACTAATTTAATTTCTGAATATGTTATTGATGCGATGGAAAAGGGGTTGGTAGACACGGGCAGAGGTATAAGATATAGGGACGATTACAAAAGTTATTGGTTCTTATTTTTAGAACAAGTAGTGCAGAGCTTTTTAACGAAAAAAGAATATAATATGATCGATGATGAGGTTGCGGAGGAAGCGAAGGCCCTCGTATCGATTACCGACTACGTTAAGAGAAATTGGACAGGTGATGCCGGTTATGTTTACAAAAAAGGTGACAATGAGACAACCAAGAAGGAGAAGCGAAAAAATTGGGAGGCAGTTTTCACGGACTCCGTGATTAAAAACTGTAAGGTAATCCTTAGAAGATATGTCGGGGAAGAAATAACAAGAATGGTGCCGGCGTTTGCTGGTGTTATGCCTCCTTCAAGATACAACAGTGTTGACGAACTGATTTTAATTTCTAAGAATAAGCCAAATGTGGAGGAAGGTATTTTCCCCCGGACAAGTTATCCCTTTGTTACAGGAGCGCTAAGCGAAGAGGAAATGGGCCCTGTGGATGTTCCTAGCCAAGAACATTTCGTTTCGGAGGGTGCATCCGGCCATCCATTAGATGAAATTGGTGGGTTTGAAGATAGGGATTGGCCGTTTGTGTTAGAAAGATATGTTGTGGTGAAAGACAAGGACTTAGGCCCGTCGGTTCATAATTTGGGTTATATTATTAATATTAAAGATTGGTATGAGTATGAAGCGAATGGTGGTCTCGTGGGTAAGGACTGGTACTTTGGCATGAGGTTATCTTACGTGCCCAGAGAGAGCCAGAGAGCGAGTATGGAGTTCAACGACGACGACCTTAGACCCGGAATCAACTATTCTGATAAAGCATATTCGGATCTTTATAAGAACCTTATCCCTCTTGTGGGGGTTGAAAAGGAGATAAGTGGAATTGATAGTCTAGAGTTCACTCCAAATCTATATGGACAATACGTTCAAGCTCTTATGTGCGACCTCATAGAAACAACCGAATATAAATTAATATTTAAGCATTGTTTCCCGATAGCAAGATATTTGTCTTTCTTGGCAATTTATAGCGCGAATGTTTTCGTTCCAGCCTTAGGTCAGGTAAAGGATGGCTGGGCCTCAACGATTGGTCCAAAGAAAAACGGTGGTGGGCAATGGATAGGGCTTGGCATATTCGGTGGTATGAGGACGTGGAGAGGCAACGAAGGTATGAAAAATTCATTTAAGAATACAAAAAAACTATTGCGCCAGCTCTTCGAATCTACAAACAACACTAATTATTTGTATAAAGACAGGGATAGTCTTTCACCGCAGGAACAGTTTGTGAAATCTAATAAACAAAGTAGCGATATGGATTTGGGGGTTAAGTGGTGGCAATGGAGTTCCTTAAGACCCCCACCCTGCAAGGACGGAGATAAATAATGGCAGGAATTTCACCAAAGCTACCCTTGACCACGGATCCGGATGATGGATACACCCTGAACAAGACGTTAAAAGAAATGGCAAGCCAGAATTTTAAAATGTTGGTTCTCACAAATCCGGGAGAAAGAATAATGGATCCGAAATTTGGTGTTGGCATCCTAGCTTATCTGTTTGAAAACAACACCCCTGCGACACACGGGACTATCGAAGCTAGGATAAGAGACCAGGCTCGTAGATATCTCCCCTATATTAATGTAGAAAAAATATTATTTAATTTTGAAAATCCGGATTCGGGGCAAGTAGAAAATTTCTTGGGAGTTAAGATATCTTATAGTATAACCAAGCTTGGAATAAAAGATGTTTTGGAAGTCCCAATAAATTTATGATAGTTTACTATTTATTCATTGAAAGATAGGGTTTTATGGTATGGCAACAAATAAAAGTCCGATAAAGTACACCAGTAGAGATTACGATTCTATAAGAACAGACCTCGTTGAGCACGCTAAAAGGTATTATCCTGACACGTTTAAAGACTTCAATGAAGCTTCGTTCGGTGCTCTTATGCTAGATACCGTTGCATATGTTGGAGATATACTTTCTTTTTACCTTGACTACCAAGTTAATGAATCATATTTTGATTCTGCGATAGAATTTAGCAATGTTATCCGCTTAGGGAGGCAGCTTGGATACAAATTTCAGTCAAATCCTTCTTCCTACGGGACGGTACTTATATATGCTCTAGTGCCAGCAAAAACGTCAGGCCTTGGGCCCGATCCAGCTTACCTTCCAATCTTAAAGAAAGGAACTGAGTTTTCTTCAACTTCCGGTAATACTTTTATTTTAAATGAAGATGTGAGATTTGACGATCCATACAACGAAATAGTAGCAGCCAGGACAGATGACGCTACTGGGCTCCCAACAAGCTACGCTGTGAGAGCATACGGAACAATAGTTTCTGGTGTTTTCGGGGTAGAGAGGAAAGTCTTAGGATCATTCGAAAGATTTCGTAGGGTTAAGCTCGATACCGACGGCATTGTAGAAATAACATCTGTTGTAGACACAGAAGGTAACAGCTATTATGAGGTAGACCACCTTTCGCAGAACACTGTGTTTAAGGAGGTAGTCAACAAAGGAGATAATAAGGATACAGTTTCTTCTTTAATGAGACCATTCGTTGTTACTAGAAGATTTGTGGTAGAGAGAGATAACAATAGTGTATTCTTACAGTTTGGCTATGGGTCTTCGGGGGAGATAACTAGCCCATCCGTTGCAGATCCT